ACCGGATGGCCGCGCTTTTTTTTGTTAGACCCGCAAAGTCCCCACTGACAACCTCCTATAGACCAATGAGAATCGTTCCCCATAGTCTCATTGTTATGTGGTCCCCCTATAAACTTAGTGCGCAAGTTTTGCTTCGCATTCACAATGTGGGACCCACTATTGAATGAGTTTCCAGAAACCGTTCATGGGTTTCGGTGCATGTTGGCAATGAAATTTCTGAAGTTAGTAGAAGAAACGTATTCCCGTGATACATTGGGGTATGATTTAATTAGTGATTTGATATCTGTTGTTCGTGCTAGGAACTATGACGAAGCGTCCAGGAGATACCATAATTTCAATGCCCGCATCCAAGGTACGACGTCGTCTCAGCTTCGACAGCCCGTTTGCGAGCCGTGCTTATGCCCCCACTGCCCGCGCCACCAGGGAAAGGGCATGGGCGAACAGGCCCATGGTCGGAAAGCCCAAAATATACAGATTGTACAGAAGTCCAGACGTTCCGAGGGGATGTGAGGGCCCATGTAAGGTTCAGTCATTGGAGTCCAGAACTGATATTCAGCATATAGGTAAAGTCATGTGTGTCAGTGATGTTACCCGTGGTGTTGGGCTGACCCACCGAGTGGGTAAAAGGTTTTGTGTTAAATCCGTTTATGTCTTGGGTAAAATATGGATGGATGAAAATATCAAGACCAGGATTCACACTAATAGTGTGATGTTCTTCCTTGTCAGTGATAGTAAGCCTGTTGATAAGCCCCCAGATTTCGGTGAAGTTTTTAATATGTTTGACAATGAGCCCAGTACAGCTACTGTGAAGAATATGCATCGTGATAGGTACCAGGTGTTAAGGAAATGGCATGCTACGGTGACAGGTGGTCAGTATGCATCCAAGGAGCAGGCTCTGGTGAAGAAGTTTGTTAGAGTCAATAACTATGTTGTTTACAACCAGCAGGAGGCTGGCAAATATGAGAACCATAGTGAGAATGCATTAATGTTGTATATGGCATGTACCCATGCGTCTAATCCTGTGTATGCTACTCTGAAGATACGGATCTATTTTTACGATTCAGTATCAAATTAATAAAGTTTATATTTTATATCATAAGGCATTTCTACATCAATGGTGTCTTCCATTACAATTTCTAATACATGTCTAAAAGTCCTGATACAATTATTCAAACTAATGACCCCTAAATTATCTAAATATCTCAAAACTTGAGTCTTAAATACTCTTAAGAAACGCCCAGTCTGAGGATGTAAACGAGTGAAGATCCTGAAGCCCAGAAAACACTTGTGTATCCCCAGAGCCTTCCTCAGGTTGTGATTGAACTGGATCCGGATGTTGATGATGTCGTGGTTCATTAGGAATGGCCTGTTGTGGTGTTGTATTATCTTGAAATACAGGGGATTTTGAATCTCCCAGATATACGCGCCATTCTCTGCCTGAGCTGCAGTGATGGACTCCCCTGTGCGTGAATCCATGGTTGTGGCAGTTGATGTGTACGTAGTATGAGCACCCACACGGTAGATCAACCCTCTTACGCCGGATGGCTCTACGCTTAGCAGCTCTGTGTCGGACCTTGATTGGTACCTGAGTAGAGTGGGCCTTCGAGGGTGATGAAGGTGGCATTTTTTAAAGCCCAGGCTTTCAGTGCGCTATTCTTCTCTTCATCCAAGAACTCTTTATAGCTTGAATTGGGTCCTGGATTGCAGAGGAAGATAGTGGGAATGCCACCTTTAATTTGAACTGGCTTTCCGTACTTAGTGTTGCTTTGCCAGTCTCTTTGGGCCCCCATGAATTCTTTAAAGTGCTTTAGGTAGTGGGGATCTACGTCATCAATGACGTTGTACCAGGCATCATTATTGTATACCTTTGGACTAAGGTCTAGATGTCCACACAAATAATTATGTGGTCCCAATGATCTAGCCCACATCGTCTTCCCCGTTCGACTGTCACCCTCTATCACAATACTTATGGGTCTCAAAGGCCGCGCAGCGGCACTGACAACGTTCTCGGCAGCCCACTCCTCAAGTTCTTCTGGAACTTGATCAAAGGAAGAAGAAGAAAAAGGAGAAACATAAACCTCCACCGGAGGTGTAAAGATCCTATCTAAATTACATTTTAAATTATGATATTGAAAAATAAAATCTTTAGGGAGTTTTTCCCTAATTATTGCTAAAGCAGCTTCAGCCGAGCCTGCATTTAGGGCCTCTGCTGCAGCATCATCAGCTGTCTGTTGACCTCCTCGAGCAGATCTTCCATCGATCTGAAACTGACCCCAGTCGATGTAATCACCGTCCTTCTCGATGTAGGACTTGACATCAGAGCTGGACTTTGCTCCCTGGAAGTTTGGATGGAAATGAGTTGAGGTATTAGGGTGAGTTACATCGAAATGTCTGGGGTTTCTGAATTTGGATTTACCTTCGAACTGGATAAGGGCATGAAGATGCAGAGACCCATCTTCGTGTTTTTCTTGTGATATTCTGATGAATAATTTATCAGATGGACAGGTTTTGGATTTGGGTAGTTCGAGCATTTGCTCTTTTGGTAATGGACATTTCGGATAAGTGAGGAAGATATTTTTGGCCTTCACTTGGAATTGGTGTGTACGAGGCATATTGAATTGGGTGCTCTCAAAACTCTATGGAATGGGGTGCTTTGGGTACCTAATTATACCGAGTACCCAAATGGCATATTCGTAATTTCAAAATAAAATTCAAGTTCCTCACGCTCCCAAAAGCGGCCATCCGTATAATATT